ACAACCCAAACAGAACCTTGAACACTAATTTCTATGGTTCTTTCAATTGTCTTGGCGGTTCTTCTCAAGTTGGAACTTTTGGCGGTTGGTCAATTGGAACCGGAGCAAATACCGGATTCACTTTCTACCCTTCTAGCGGAACATTGTCAGGCGGCACAATTCGTATTTACGGAATGAGAAACTAAAAATGACAAAGCCACAAATCTTGATTGACGAAGAAATTCGGGAAATGACTGATGACGAATACAACAACTATTTCCGAGTTATTGGCGAAAGCGAATCTTCCCGGGAGTTAGACAATGAGTGAGCAAGTCTTAGTAGCTCTCATTGGTGGCGGCTTCGCCGTAATTGTTGGGCTTCTTGAACTAACTCGCCGGCAGAATAACCGCGATCACGGCGAGAACTCCAAAAAGCTTGACTACCTAGCCGAGCTATTCCGTGACCATTTGAAAGGCCATAAATAATGAACCCCAAAATTCAAAACGCTTTGACTTCATACGCCCGAGCTCTCGTAGCAGCAGCTCTACCGGTATGGGTAGCAACAAACGATTGGAAAATGACTCTCCACGCTCTTTGGGCGGCAGCCATTCCGCCAATTATGCGTTGGGCTAACCCCAATGACTCAGCTATTGGCCGCTCAAACAATGTCTAGAAAGTACCCTTTCTACCCGGCTTGGGACGGCAAGAAAGCGAGCCCGGTTCTCGTTTGGTTCGTCAAAGCGACGAACCGCCGTTGGGGCTTCACCAATCTTGGAATTTATGTTTTGAGGCCGGTTCGGAACCCCTACGCCAAAGGCGCTCTCTCAGTCCACGCCACCGGGTGGGCTTGTGACATTGGGTATCCAAGTACCAAAGCTGGCCGAAAGACGGCTCTAGAGGCGTGGGAATGGCTTCTCAAGTACTCCGAAGAGCTCCGAATCGCTGAGATTCATGACTACCGCTTTGGCGAGTTTGGCCGTGGATACCGTTGTTCTCGTGGAGCTGGCGAACGTGGCGTGATCGAGTACCGAAACGCCAAGCAATCCGCCGGCCGTGGCGGTAATTGGCTCCATGTAGAAATAGAAAACACTTGGGAAAACGCCAAAGAATTTGAGGCTAAGTGGCGCTCGTTGCCCAAGCCGGGACAGTCTGAATAGTTCACGCTGATTCAGATTAGAGAGCGCTCACCTAGTCCCCGGGTGGGCGCTTTCGCATATCCACACTCTGACGCTCCCATTGTGTAAACATTGACACGAAGCGGAGAGGGGACACAATGCTTCCAATAGTCGGCTATAGACAGTTATGGTCAAAAGACAGAAACACGCTCGTCCAAGTCTTCACGGACTTGGAAACAGACTTGATACAGCTCGTCACAATTGACACTCGCTCCACGAGCGAAAGCTGTTGGGAGTCGTTGACCAAAGTGAAATTGGAAGATTGAAGAAAATAGCCGTGATCGCGTTCACCCTGCTCTCGTTTCAAATGCCAACCCAAGCGGCCGCCGCTGCTGTCGGGTCATGCCCACAGTACGAGGCGCTATTCAAACGCTACGGATTGCCGGCGAAGACTTTCTCTAAGATTGCTTGGCGTGAGTCTCGTTGTAACCCGAAAAGCGTGAGCGCCGTTCGGAGAACCGGATACCCCGATATTGGCCTTTTACAGATTCAAGGCAGCTGGCGGACGGTAACTCGGCAAGTGTGCCGTCTGAAGCCGTCTGAGTCCCATGTGAAGGCTCTGACGAGGCTTAGTTGTCACATGGCCGTAGCACGTTATCTCTACGAAAATGGCGGCCTTGGCCATTGGAAAGGTTCTAGCAAGTGAACGACAAGAATGTCGCTGTCCGGATTCCGTGGGAGCTATGGAAATACTTGGACATAGCCCGAGCGACTCGGCAGATTGAAACAAACAAAACAACAACCCTTTCCGACATTGTTCGGGAAGCCTTAGAAAAATATGTGGGGGACACATGGACAGAGAAACAGAACAACGGACACTAGTCAGCGGAGCGGCGTTCAGTCTGCTCGTTGACTATTTACGAGAGAAAAAGTGTCGCTGTGCTATGCGGCGAAAAATGGAAATAGAGGGCGAATGTGTCTTCTGCCGAAATGTTGAGAAATTCAAGAAAGCATTTCCGCTGGAATTCCAAGCAGCGTGTGAGTTTGTCGCTTTGGATAATGCGAGGGAAACAAAATGAGCCTTGAAAATTATGAGCCCGTGGCTGTCAGAATTGACAAGTTTTGGAAGGCATACCCAAACGGCCGTATCCATACGGACTTAGTTGAATTCTCGGGCGAGAGAGTTATTGCTCGGGCGGAAATTTATTGTGATCGAGATGACACAAGGCCGGTGGCTGTTGACTTCGCTCTTGAAATTCAAGGCTCTTCAAATGTGAACCGAAATTTCCATTTGGAAGCGTGTGTTACTTCGGCAATTGGCCGAGCTCTTGCCACGTTCAATATCCAAGGCGACCCGACAAAGCTCGGAGCTGACGCTAGGCCAAGCCGAGAAGAGATGACGAAAGTGACCCGAATGGAAACTTCCAACCCGGGTGGCGGAAATGTCACGGTTACTCAACCGGTTGGAGCTGGCACATTGAGCGACAAACAAAAGTGGGCTATCAAGAAGATGTCCAAAGACTTAGGCAAGTTGCCGCCGGTCAACCTTGAAAGCTTGAGCAAACAACAAGCTTCCGACTTGATTACCGAGCTCAACACGGAAATAGCAAACGGCAAGGCCGCCGAACATGATGAAGAGGAGCCGTTCTAATGGGACAGACGGAAAAAATGACAAGTGAAGCAATCAACAGCGCCATTCAACAAGCTCTAGAAGCTATGGAACACGCTGAAATTGTGATTGGCCAACTCCGAGTTGAAGTTGAATATTGGAAAACCCGAGCTTTGAAGGCGGAAGCGTGATCGAGTTCTTCTATTTCGTGAGCCATTCGTTCTTCATGATTATTATTGGAATGTTTCTGAGGGACAGACATGGCTCGTAACGCTCCGGAAGCAATCCTTCAAGACAAAGTAATCACCCTCGCCCGAATGAACGGCTTCCGAGTTCAACACTCTCGGCCGGTACAACAAAAAGACGGCCGTTGGCTCACGGCCATTCAGGGGGACGCCGGCTTTCCCGACTTGGTGCTCGCTTCTCGCGATCGTGGCGTTTTGTTCATAGAGCTCAAGAGCGACATTGGCAAACTCAGCCCCGGACAAGTCATGTGGCAACAATGCCTAGCTCCCCATGTGGAATGGTGGCTCGTTCGTGAAGCTGACCTAGACAAGCTCGCCAAACGGCTCGGACGGAAGCCATGAAAATTCTTGTGACACTCTCTGAACCTGAACTAGAAGAAGCGGCTCTTGGCGGCGTTCGCCGGCGAATCTCAGGCATGGCCAAACAGCGGAAAAGCACCCACCCGGAAACGCCTGACCATGAGCAACGGTGGTGGGAGTCTCATGTTGTTGGCGCTATTGGTGAGTTCGCTGTCGCTAAAGCTTTGGGCGAATTGTGGCGGCCTACCGTTGGAGTCATTGACCAAAAAGATGTTGGCGACTTTGAAGTTCGGACTACTCAACTCCCCAAGCCGGTACTTCGTTACCGAGCCCACAATGACGCACGTTCCAATTACATACTTTGTTCTTACCGTGGGAATCAAGTCTTGATTCAAGGGTGGCTCCCGGGTCATACAGTCAAGGCTCTTGGCTATGAAGAGTTTGACGGCTGTTGGATTGCCGGGCTCGATCAACTCTTCTCAATGGCTGACTTGAACGCCGAGATTCATTGGAGCGACACAGTAAAGCCTTACGGAGTTTCTCGGTGCTCACAGTAGGAAGCCTTTTCTCGGGGATTGGCGGCTTTGACTTAGGGCTTGAACGAGCCGGAATGAAAGTCATTTGGCAATCCGAAATTGACCCATTCGCCACGAAAGTATTGAAAAAACATTGGCCGGAAGTACCTAATTATGGAGATATCAAAAGAATCAATTGGGGAGACATTGTTTCCCCTGATGTCATTTGTGGCGGATACCCATGTCAGCCATTCAGTACAGCCGGTAAGCGCCGAGGTGAAGAAGACCCTAGACATTTGTGGCCTTGGGTTCTTGAATCCATTAGCCGACTACGACCCAAGTACGCGATCTTGGAAAATGTTCGGGGACACTTATCTATGGGGGGAGTCTCCGTTGTTGGAGAGCTTGCCAATATCGGGTATCGCTCGGAATGGCGTGTTATTTCAGCGGCCAGCGTGGGAGCCAATCACAGACGAGACAGAGTCCTCATTGTGGCCTACCCCGACAGCTCACCCGGAAAACTCTCACTTGAACAGCAAGTTCAAGAATCCGACTCTTATGGACATGGTTCGGACTTGGCCAACGCCTACAGCAAGCGACTCGTGGAAATCTCGTCTGAAGTCTTCTCAGCAGAGCGAAGGGAGTCGGCACTCGCTGGACTTACCCTCGGCAGTTGGTGGCAATCTGAACCCAACGTGGGTCGCATGGCTGATGGGGTTCCCGGAAGGGTGGACAGACTTAGAACATTAGGGAACGCCGTTGTTCCCCAAGTAGCCGAAGTAGTGGGGCGGCTTGTCATGTCACACGCTTCTAGTACATAATGAGCAGCTACAAAAGAACGAAGCCCAAAGGGTGGGAGCAAGGCCACATTGGGAGTCGGACTCAGTTGGTAGAACATTCGGGAACGAAGGTTGAGCGCCCATGCCTTAGAGCTGAGCGTCCGGAGTCCAAACTTCATAAATGCGAAAGGCGACCGTCCTACATGAGAAACTCCGGCGGCCTTGAGAGACAAACTCTAAACAGCGGGGGGACACAATCCACCGACTCGATCACGAACAAGAGAACAACCGAACGAAGTGAGGGCGTTAGCTAATGAGCTACTCCAACGAATACAGACGAAACAGAGCGGCACTAATGGAGATGAAGCTTCCATGCCATTGGTGTGGAACAGCATGGACAACCAAGTTCCAAGCAGACCACCTACTAGAGAAGGACGCTGGCGGTGATGATTCGCCGGCCAATCTCGTCAGCTCATGCGCTCGTTGTAATCAGATACGAGGACAGCGCTACAAGACAAACAAAGAGAACCAACGAATCAGAGCAAGGAATCAAGCAGCCGGGCTCCCCCAAACTTCGCCGGCCTCAAAACAATCCCCCAAAACGAAACGAAATGAGTTTTTGGATTCACCCCTAGCCACCCCGAGCAAGCTTTTAGGCTCTATATCCGCTGAAGCCGGAACCGAGGGAATTCCCGGGGAAACTCCCCTGATTGGCCGGACTCTTCCCCGATTGGAAACTATTCGGGTGGGGAACGAATCGCTCGCTCCGATAGTGGTCAGGTGGGCTCGCGATCATATGAAGATCGAGCTCTTGGATTGGCAGGTTCATTCACTTCATGGGCTTCTAGAGCTAGGCGCTGACGGCGACATTGTGAACCGTTCCGGTTATGTCTCCGTGGCTAGACAAAATGGGAAGACCGTATTGGGTCAGGCTCTTCTAGGTACTTGGTTGACCGAGTTCGCTCGGCTCCGGGGCAAGCCTCAAACGGTAGTGAATACAGCTGACGAGCTTTCTCTTGCTTGCCAACAATTTGAACGTGTGGCTCCCATTCTGAAAGAGAGCTTTGGCTTTGAGCTCAAATGGGGCTATGGCCGAATGGAAGCGAAAGGCGCTGACGGTTCTCGTTGGTATGTCAAAGCCGCCACGCCAACCGCCGGCCACGGCTTGAGCGTTGACTTTCTTTGGGCTGACGAAATTTGGGCAATCTCTGACGAGGTTCTCGCCCAAGGATTCCGGCCAACTATGAAAGCCCGAAATAAGATGACAGCTGGCGGCTCGCCGCTAATGCTCATGACTTCCACCGCCGGAACCGAAGGCTCAACAGCTCAACTCCGATACCGGGAACAAGGCTTGAAGCTGATTGACGAAGGCCGAGCCAATAAGTTCTACTTCGCCGAATGGAGCGTTCCGGAAGGCGTGGACTACATGAGCGATATCTCTTGGTGGGCGTGGGCGAATCCTTCGCTCGGGACTCTGCTACAACTTGAAGATATGTTGGCGGACGCTGACCACCCCGACCGAATCTCTTTTCTTCGTGGCTCTCTGAATCTTTTCGTGGCAGCTGACCAAGCTTGGCTTCAGCCGGGCGAATGGGATAAATGCTTGACTACTGACGAGTTTCCTAGTAATAGCCGAATCTTGGCCGTTGACTCAGCAATTGACGAGTCACGCTATTTGGGGGTTATGG